ATTTTTTAGCAGATTTTTTATTATATCTATTCGTTTTCCATCCCATGATATAGTAATCTCCCTATAGAATATTGGTGGAGGCGCCGGGAGTCGAACCCGGGTCCAAAAAAATGCAAAAACAACGTCATTCACAAGATTAGTCAGTTATTTGAACTCTGACAAACACAAACCCATACCGCGCGTACCACCAGTTTTGTAAACTTGAAAAACTGGAAACATGCCTAGCTTCTTTAACGAAGTGCTAGGAACTCCGAACTACGCAGCTAGTGCGTAGTCAAACT